ATATAATGAGCCATAAAACAAAAACCGGACCTGGAACTGCTAAAAAGCAAACCGCAGAACGACAAAAAAACAAGGACGGCAGTCCAAATCCTAAATACGTTGATTTGCTTGACGTTGATAAGGCAATTGCCGGCCAAACATTTGGTTGTTTTTCCTTTATCACTCCCGAGAAAATTCTAAAGCAAAAAGAGATGTTTTTATTTGAAGAGTTCCTAAAGAGATGGGAATTCTCTAAATCAATGGAAAAGTTCCATCAATTTATCAATTTCCTTTCTTTTAAATACAAGTTGACCTTTGAGGATGTCATGAAGGATTATGAGGGTTTCGTAAAGGAGGAACGTGACCTTATTGTCAGCTCATCTATTGAAGACGACTACAAGACCTTCCTAGATAAGGAGGAGGATGAGCTTGAAAAGAAGTTCAATATCAAGTATAATTTTCAAACAACTGTGCGTGGTTTCAAGTCTCGTGGTCATTTTGGGTCACAAGAAGAGGCAGAAATGAGAGCAAAGTTGCTAAGAGAAGTTGACCCAAGTTTTGACATTTTTGTAGGACCTGTCGGCACGTGGTTGCCGTGGGACCCTGAGGCTTACAAGACGGGAAAGGTTGAATATATGGAGGAGGAGTTGAATCAGTTAGCGCAAGAGAAGCAGAAAAATGAGTCGTCTGCTAAGAATGCATTTGAGTCACGGGTGAAGGAGACAAAGCAGAAGGCGATTGATGAAAACAAGAAGAATGCGGAGAAGAACGGTTCCGTTATTACGCAGGATATTGATGCGGAGGGTAATCTAATTGGTATTGCTAATACGAGTAGTAGTCAAGAGAAGGCATTAACAACCGGAAACGAAAGTGAAACAATTTCTGTGGCGGATATCAGGTCAGAGCTTTTTGATGGCGACAATGTGGTTGTGGGAAAGTCGGATTATGGTAGATCAGAGCTGGTTAGCGGGCCATTCGCTTCCACCTAATCCACCTTTCTATTTTCGCTATAGCGAAAATCAAAGCTGGAGGCAAATATTCCACCTTTAATGATGCCCTTCGGGCATCCAAAGGTGGAGCCAAATGTTTAAACAATAATCCACCTAATCCACCTTTCTATTTTCGCTAAAAGCGAAAATCAAAGCTTACAACGAAGTAAGAGGCAAACATTGTTACAATAAGTTATTGAATTGTTACAATAAGTATTTATATTGTAACAATAAGTTTTTGAATTGTTTCTAGTAGATAAAATGTTTGGCTCCACCTTTGCTATAGTATCCCTTCGGGATACTATTGAGAAAGGTGGAAACGGTAATAATAATCATTAAATGTTGTTTTATCTTTAATACCTCTAGACATTTTTGCAGAAGTTAGGTGCTCAGTTACAGCTGCCTTTGCAACGGTATCCCATGTCTGCAAAACATAACCAGTAGTCAGTTCAACTTTTTCCACTTTTTTACCAGTTACTCCAGTAAATTTTTTGGTATATCCTTTTGTTTTTAAAGATATACCATAATATCCTTCATTACTTTCACCATCAGACCATATTATAGATTTAACAACGTATTCGCTTGTGAATAAGTAGTCATTTAATTCCCTTACATTTTCTTCTGTTGTAGCCTTATTTAATGTGATATTCCACGTTTTATATTCATTTAATAAACATGATTTAAAAACCTTACCACTTGGTGAAAATTCGCACATTTCAAATAAAAATGTTTCAACTGCATTACCTATAAATTGTTTTTTATATTCAATTGGTTTCAATTTGAGACCTTTGTAACCATGAACATATTGAATTTCTTGTCCTCTTTTTTTATTGAATCTTATTGATTTAAATCTAGTATCTAAATATTGTTTAAATGCGTGAAATACTTCCTTTTGAGGTTTTTGTTTCAACCAAATTCTTAATTGAGATTCCATATCAACTGATGTCTCTTCCACATCAAATCTAACAATGCACATTGTATCAATAAATTCATTAAATTTTCCCACATATATATTATCAGTGATTAAATCAGGTGTTACACCTTCGCACTTTTCAAGTGCGTGGTAACTGTTACATTTGACACTCAAATCCGCCGACAAAGTCGGCGTTTTAGATGTGCAAAGGTGTAAAATAGATGCTTTAGCTGTTGTAAAAACAGTTATTTTGTCATCGGGAATATAATCAGGAATAGAATCAGAAATAGAATCAGGTTCAGGTTCAATAATAGCATTAGTCATAGCATTAGTCATAGCATTAGTCATAGCAGCAGGAATAGCAGCAGCAGCAGTAGATTTATAATCGTGCACATAAACAAATTGAGTTTCAGCATTAGTGATTGCTGATTTAGATTTACTTAAAATTTTGATTGATTTTTGTTCCTTTAATTCTCTATTCTCTTTTTCCAATTCCCTATTTCTCTCTTCCAATTCTTCGTTTCTTATAATTAGTTTATTAAAATTATCTATGCTGTATGTTTTGGAATGAATAATTTCATTTATATAGCTAGTCAGCTTCTCAATAGTAAAATTAGTTAAATCATAAGCAATTATTTCCAACTTATTTTTACCATTGATTTCAATGTGACGAATTTGGCGTTTGATTTTAACAGATGATTTAATTAATCCTTCTATTTCTATCTTATTTTGAACCCTAAATGCAGTAATTAATTGAAAATTATCATATGTTTTACGATGGTCTCTTAATCGTTGTTTCAGGTCATTTGTATGTCCAAATTTAATTAATTTTTCATTGGCCGCATTTGTGTTGTCAATTGTTCCAATGTAAATGCATTCAGTGTTTACAGGAAACTGAAAAATAGTAGCTGCTTCCAATGTCTTTTGATTAGCCTGTTGTAAACTAATTTTTTCTTGTTCTGATGTTTCTTTGATTTCCAAAATAATATTATCCTTTTGTTCTATTTGTAATTGTTTTTGTTCTATCTGTAACCGTAATTCATCAGTCTCTTCTTCAACAATGTCATGTAAAACTTCTTCCATTTTCATATAATATTCGTGAATCTCTGATGCCTTTTTTGTCTGCGCTTTCAAGCACATTGACTTGAAACATTTGATTGTTAGTAAAATATTTTTTTTATTATGACCGCCATTTTTTTTAGGAGTATCTTGCTTAGTGCTCAGACTAAGCAGTTTCTCAAAGAGAATAACTTTATAATCAATATCAATAGTGAAGTGTTTTTCTAATAAAAATTCAGCATTTTGTTTTGTAGAAAATCCAATCCATTTCCATATATTATCTAAATCCACTACAAAATCTGTATTTTTATTGTAATTTAAGTAGCAATAAAAGCTACTTACAAACAATTGTTGTTCAAATCCTGTAAATGTATCCTTTATTTTGGTTAAAAGTTTACCATTATATACTTGTGACAACTTTGTTATCGGATTGCCTTCAATTAGCTCTACTATATTTAACTCTTGCATCTTATATATTAATATAGCGGGTTCTCTTTAAGTTGTTTTTAACTGCTTTTACAATAAAAAGCGGTTTTTGCAAAAGCGGTTATTGTTTTTGCTAAAACTGCTTTTGCAAATAAAAGCAGATTATCATTAAAATTGATTTAAAAGGTAGACTATATAATATATTATAATTAAACAAATGTGTGAATTCGTAAGAAATTTAGAAGAACTTTTACATTTAGCGAGTGCAAAATGTCGGTTGGTAGAGCATTTAACTAAAAATTATAAGGAAAATATTCATTATATTATTGAACGAAATATATATAAAATAAATAAACAATATGGTGGTCAAAATAAAATAAATTATCTTCTTACTGAAGATGCGTTTGAAATATTAAAAAATTCTTATAATTTAAGAAATAGATATATTGTGGATTTGGGAGAAAATTTAAAACAAATAAATATTGGAATGTGCATTGAAAATCAAACAATTGGGTTTATTTCAAATGCATATAGTAATATGTTAAATGTCAAACGACAATTTACTATAGGTAAGTATAGAGCTGATTTATATTTTGTTGATTATAAATTAGTTATTGAATGTGACGAAAATGGTCACGTAGACCGTGACCCTGAAAATGAAAAAATAAGAGAATTATATATAACATCATTAGGAAATAAAATAATTCGGTTTAATCCTAATGAATCAGGTTTTGATTTATCAAATGTATTAAGAGAGATAAATGCTATATTATTTGTAACAATTTTGGCTCCATCTTTGTAACATTTTGTAACACCTTTGGCTCACCACTTGCTCTTCTTGACTGCAATTTTGGGTCCCTGTCCGCGTTTCTTCACATTATTGGGGTCATATTGTTCCTCTTCATCATCATCATTTATCTGTTTTGACAGTTCCCAGAACTCTTTTGACCCTAATTTGAAGTCATTATGTGAGTCCGCCTTATACCAAAACACCTGGTCTTGTAATTTGTTGGATTTTGAGTTATTATTTATCACTAAACACTCATAATTTTCAGTGCATTGGTCCATTACCTGACAAAATGACTCTAATGTCGGGAACATGCCTGCATAATTCTCATATATTCGCTTCCTATTTGCGATATATGGTTCTCGTAGTATAAATACGTAATCTATATTTGTTCTTAATGTTGGAGGTATACCTAGTGGATATTGCATTGTAATGAGTAACATAACCTTCCAGTGTCGCAATTAATACCATTTTCATTCAGCTATTTGTTTCTGAAATCATTAAATTTTTGGGGTTTTAATCCCCAAAACACTTTCTCAAGTGGGTTTAGACTATATCTTAAGCTTTCATCAACGTGTTTTAGACGTTTCCAGCCCACGGGCGTTTAGTCGTTGAACCGTT